TAGAGCTTGCCAAATTTAGGGCGGGTAAAATCGACAAGGTGATATGGTGCTGTCCCGTGTCTGTCAAGGAAACCATCAGGCAAGAAATCCTAAAGCATACCGATTGCGGGGAAGACGACATTTGTGTTTTTGACTCGAAAACTACCGACACAAATATTCCAAATGTAAGCTGGGTAGTCGTAGGAATAGAAAGCATAGGACAAAGCGACCGAGTGACTGTAGCGCTGAATAATATTGTCACGGGTCAAACTATGCTAGTCGTGGATGAGTCAAGTTTTATAAAAGGCTACCGCTCAAAGCGCGCGCAGAGGCTTACAATCATAGGGGAGCGCGCGAGGTATAGGCTGATTTTGACAGGAACGCCGCTATCGCAGGGTATAGTCGATTTATATTCGCAGATGAAGTTCCTATCGCCTAAAATTTTAAATTACGCGAGCTTTTATTCATTTGCGACCAATCATCTCGTATATGATGAAAGATTTAAAAATATGATTGTGGGGGTCTTAAACGAGGAATATATTGCAAAAAAGATCAACCCATACGTATATCAGGTCACAAAAGAGGAGTGCCTAAATTTGCCCGAAAAACTTTATGATACTTGGTATTTTGAGATGGATAGCAGTCAAAGGATGGACTATGAATATGAGAAGCAAGAATTTATAGAAAACATTATGCAAGAAAATATCAATATCGGCGAGGTCTTTACTTTGTTTTTGCACTTGCAACAGATAGTATCAGGTTTTCGGAACAAAACTAAATATAATTCTAGGCGCGAGGAAACGCTGCTCGATATAATTGATACTTTTGCCCCCGACGAGAAAGTTATAATCTGGGCGAAATACAAAGAGGACATAAGGGCTATTACCTCGGCGCTTGCCGGAGTGGGCAAATTTGAAATATTTACGGGCGAGACAAAACAATCAAAGCGTCAGAAAATCATTGACGGCTTTCAAAGCGGCGACACTAGGTTCTTGGTATCTACGCCGTCCGCAGGGGGTTTTGGCATTACGCTTACAGCGGCCAGCAAGGTAATTTTCTATAATAACAGCTTCAAATATTCGGAAAGAATACAAGCGGAGGATAGATGCCATAGAATAGGACAAGAAAAGAAAGTTACTTATATTGATATTATATGCTCTGACAGCATAGACGGCAAAATTTACCGCTCATTGATGGATAAAGAGGATGTGGTAGAGGCTTTTAAGAAAGAGATAGAAAAGATAAAGGACGGGGATGAAAAAGATATACGAAAATCGCTCGGTCTATGAGGCCACACAAGAAAGATTAAAGTTTATCTTTGACGAATTCGAAAACGTATATATATCGTTTTCGGGCGGTAAAGATAGCGGGCTAATCTTAAATTTATGTATTGACTACATCAGAAAGCATAATCTGAATAGGAAAATAGGGGTATTACATCAAGATTTCGAGGCGCAATATACACATACTACAAACTTTGTGACAAAAATGATGACTTCAAATTCGGACGTGATCGAGCCCTTTTGGGTGTGTATGCCATATCTTGCCAAGACCGCAACCAGTATGTATGAGCAATATTGGCGACCTTGGGATAGCGCGAAAAAAGATATTTGGGTGAGAAAGATGCCCGAATATAAAGGAGTGATAAATATCGAAAATCATAAATTTGATTTTTGGAGCGATATGCTAACGCAAGATGAATTTTATGAAAAATTTGCAATATGGTACCACAAGAACGTTTCAAAAAAAGGCAAGACAATATGCCTAGTTGGCATCAGAACAGATGAGTCTTTAAATAGATGGAGAGCCATCACATCAGAGAAAAAATCGTATAAAGACACTATTTTCACAACTCAAATAGCAGAGGATGTTTATACGGGCTACCCGATATACGATTGGAGCGTGGAGGATATTTGGACGGCTCACGCAAAATTTGATTTTCCATACAATGAAATATACGACACTTTCTACGCCGCAGGGCTCACGGTGCATCAAATGAGAGTAGCCAGCCCATTCAATGATTGGGCTATCGGGTCGCTAAACCTATATCGGACGCTAGAGCCTGAAATATGGGGCTCTATGGTAGGACGTGTAAACGGGGCAAACTTCTGCGCAATATACGGCGGAACTAAGGCCGTTGCATGGAAGAATATACAAAAACCCAAAAACCACACTTGGAAAAGCTATGTTGAATTTCTATTGCAAACTCTGCCGGAGGAAACAAGAAAAACATACGAGCAAAAATTTAGCACGAGCGTCAAATTTTGGAAAGAAACGGGCGGCGTGCTTTCAAAAGAAACCATTGCTGAACTAGATGATCAGCGTATCATCTACAAAACAAACGGGATGTCAAACTACAAAACTACAAAAGAAAGGGTATTGTTTGATGAATACCCCGACGAGGCGGACGTAAAAGAGGTGCATTTGGTGCCAAGCTATAAGCGTATGGCGATATGTATCCTTAAAAACGACCATTTGTGTAAGTATATGGGTTTTTCGCAGACGAAAGCAGAGCGCGAAAAGCGAGAAGCCGCAATTCAAAAATATAAGGAGTTGTGAGATGTTTAAAAGTCCAGTCTATAACGTAATCAGGGTGCCTATCGAAAAAATTCAAGCCAACGCATACAACCCAAATCACGTTGCGCCGCCGGAAATGAAATTGCTTGAAAAAAGCATATTGGAGGATGGGTATACGATGCCGATAGTCTGCTACTACCTCAAAGATGAGGATAAATACGAGATTGTGGACGGGTTTCATAGATATACTACTATGCTAAGAAACAAAGAGATAAGAGAGCGCGAGGGCGGATGTCTGCCCGTATCCGTAATTGATAAGCCTTTAGAAAGCCGCATGGCCTCAACAATCAGGCACAATAGGGCGCGCGGGGCGCACTCTATTGATCTTATGCAAAATATCGTAAAAGAGCTTGTTGAGTCTGGGTTGGGCGATGTTTGGATTATGAAAAACATCGGTATGGATGCCGACGAGCTTTTGAGGCTTAAGCAGCTTACAGGGCTTAAAGAGCTTTTTAAAGATCGGGCCTTCTCCCAGAGTTGGGTGGTGTAGAGGGGCGAGCCCATTATTACACTGCCTCCGCTCTATTACGCCAGCCATTGGCGTAAATCCTAAACTGCGGATTTGCCGAGATGATAGCTGCGTAGTATCTCTTTTCGCCCTCGTCGTATTCTTTGTCAAATTTAGACGGGTCATAAGCATTCAGTGCTTGCAAGGTTTTTGCTCCGACCCTGCCGTCTATATCTTTGCCACTAAATCTTACTATCTTTTGAGCCAGCTTAACAGCAGGCGGGCAGTCTGCATTGACCCCAAATATAAACATCTCGTCTGCTATCTTTTGACTGATTATCTCGCCCAGTCTCATCTTGTCCCAATACTCGGCCTTATAAATTTTATAGACTTCATTTGTCAGTCTCTCGTCAGCGTAAAGTATTGCAGAGGCTTTTTCTTTATCGAAATTTTGCTCTTTTAGCACATCTGTGATATAAAACCACTCTTTCCAATCAGGATGTGCGCCCTCATAGATACCCCAATATGTGAGTCCGTTCTCGGTCTTATTCCTATGCAGGCACTTACCGGGCTTACTAAACTCCAAGTCTCTTAAAATCTGCATCGATCTTTTAAAATCAGCCATCACTTCTCCTTAAATTTCACTCTCTCTTTATGTTCGCCCTTTTTGCCTAGGTTGAAGCCCTCGACCGGGCGATGATAGCCCATAACTCTAGTCCATATCACGCATCTTGTTCTTTTATTTGCAAGGCGTGCTAAAATTTCACTTTCTTTCATTGGTATTCCCTTGGCGGTCTTGGTATATCTCCAAGATCCTCATCTTTGTATCCGTATTCGTTTTCATCCATGGTATCTATCTTTTTCTTGATCGCGGTATCGACCGTGCCAATGACCCAATCAACCCCTCTAAACGCACAAAAGCAGCCGATAGCCAGGCAAGCTTCGGTCTTTGTGATACAAACTGCCGCCAGCTCGTATGCTATCCAGCAAATCAGCATTGAGGAGCTGATGTAAAAAAGAACCTTGCAAAGCAAGATCAGGACAAACAAAAATTTATGAAAAAGACTTTTACTTAGCAAAGCCTTTGAGTTTATAGTCCTTTTGATCTTGGCATAGTTTCTGCTAAGGCCAAGAAACCCACCTATAAATCCAACCAATAAAACCCACGCAAGATACCCGAATTTCATCTCTATCAGTGCCACCTTTTCCCCCGTTCCGCATATCACAACGTGAAGATGACAGCTATGATCACTGATATGATTATTTCGAGTATCGATTTTTTAGAGAACCAAAATTTACTTACTCTTATTACGGCTTCACTCATCTATACACCTTTTTAATAGAATTTCCACCTGACGATAATAAACCGCCAAAGCTCTTGCACTTTGTAGATCCTTTTTGTCAAATTTCGGTTTCTCGGGCATCTTTGCTTGGCACCTGACCGGGATATATACATCTTGATACTGCGTGCGAGTGATGATCTCGGGCTTAGCCGCACAACCTATGAAAAACAAAGCAAAAAATAAAAATACTAAAATTTTCATCTGCTTAATTCCTCAAACAAACTTTCATAATACGCCAGTTTCTGCTCGCATTTCGTATCTTTTACAGGCACTTTGATTTGTTGAAATTTGGTGATCACGCGCTCCTTGATTTGCTCGTCCGGAGGTTTTATTTGCATGTTTTTGATTTTTTCATTCTGTAAGTCGATTTTTGAGTTGCACTCATTGAGATTTGATACTGAAATTTGCAGGCTCGCTTCTTTGATTGCAAGCTGTGTGTTTGTCTCTTTGAGTTCGGTCTTTGCTTGCTCTATGTCACCTCTTAGCTTGTAGATTTCTATACCAAAAGAGGCAAGCACTCCAAGAAGCCCGGCAATTATGACTAGCCAAATTTTGTTACCTACCAAGAAATCAAACATCTTAACCCCTTTGGACTTTCTTAAACGGATTTATCGCCCACACACTCTTAAGAACTGGCTTGTCGCTTGCCTCGAAATACTTGTTTGCGTTCATCTCGTTCATACCTGCTACGTCCATAAGCTTCCAACCAAGATAAATTCGGCAGTAGAAGTCTCTTAAGAATCCTGTGTATCTGATAGTTTTGTAATATCCGAAGCGCTCTTTGCCATTTTTCATTTTGCAGGACACTAGACACCAATCAGATACGATGCCGCCGTTTGATGTGACTTTCGGATTGCCTTGCGTGATGACGGAGTTTGGCTCGATGTCTCTTACTTTGACACCTAGAAATTTGACTGAAAAGACACCGATGCGATTTCTAAGCAGCCAGCGCAAACGAGCGTAGTATGTCCTTTCTTTTCCCTGGAAGTGTTCGTTTTTCCAGCCATCATCGCCGTTTAAGCCGTAGTCGGGATCATCAAACCAGCTCGCCCATTTTGGCAAGTGTTCGTCCTCTTTCTTGCAAAAAGCCACTGCTATCGGAACGATAGCAAATGCTAAAATCTCAAACGGTAGTTCGATGATTATGTTTGTCAAGATCTGGCAAATTTGTTTTTTAGATATTCTCATTTTTTACCTTTCTTGTTCTCACTTTCAGTTTCTTTTGGCTGTTCCAGCTCTTTTGCCTCGGTTTCATACTTTGGGCATTTCGGGCAGCCGTTCCAGGTGCAATCGTCGTTTTTATCTAGCTTTGAGCTGCAAATTTCGCAGCGTTTGACTCTTTTTCTCATTGCTCGTCTCCTTTTGCTAAATTTTCCTTTTGGGCTAGAAGTTCTTTGTATTCCTCGCGAAGCTCGGGCAATACGCTATCGTTTCCGATGAGTATGGCGTGCCTGATGTAGCTCTCGGTCTCTTTGATCTGTTCATCAAGCTCGGCTAGCTCTTTTTGTTTGAGCTGCTCCTCATTTGGTGCGGGATTGAGTATCTCATCCACTTCTTTTTTTGAAATTTCGATCCATTCTGATTTTTTAAATTCTGCTACGTCTTTCTCATCCAGTGCGTAGATTTGATTGTTTTTGTCTTTGAAATATTTCATTTGTTTTCCTTTCTATCGAAGCTCATACCATTTGAAAGAGCCACTGACAACTGCCTTATATGTGGAGCCTGGAGGTATAATGGCAAACAGATGTATAATAGATGTTGCGCTCACGCCACTACCCGGACATATATTTATGTCGTCGACATAAAAGTCATAGCTTCTGCCATTTGCACTAGCGGAAGCATCTCGCACGAGGACAAAAATAGACCTACCTGTTGTATTTGTGTAGGTTATGTTTGGCTGTCTTTGGCTAGTCATATCCTGCCATGTTTGATTGATACCGATACTTGCTATGCCTGCGACCGCTTTCTCGCTTACGGCTACATCTTCTTGAACTCCGGTGATTGAATTCTTGACTCTTACTATGCCAGCTTTGCTTTCGGTAGCGTATGGAATTTCATCTTTTTTCAGGTAGCGTTCGTCGTGGTTGTGGTTTTTTGCGGCGAAATTTTCGTTATTTTCCGCCTTTGTATAAAAGTCCGTCAAGTCTTTCCAATAATCCGCGTATTGCTGCGGGTTTTGATTGGTATGTTGCTGTTTGCATAGATAAATTTTCCCCTCAAGCTGCACTAATGCACCGATCGGATATTCTAGGTCTTTATCCCATACGCTTACACCGTTTTGTAGTAAATACATCAAGGCATTGTCTACGCGATTGAACGCCCCGTTAAAATATTCCATAGGTGGAACGAACCCCGTGTTTTCAGTAACGCCCCAACCACGCTCAATGTCTGGGAATTCTACCAATTCCCCGCTTTTTGCACTCCCTGCAAATATCTTTTTGTCTGGTATTTTGTAAATCATTTTACTATCCTTGCAAATTTTCCTTTCTTAAAGCCTAAGCTATTTTTATTTTGTGCAAAGCCAAAAAATGCCGTGTCCACGACTACTATAATCTTATAATTTACACCTACGGGGCGCACTAAGACATCATTTTTAAGCACTAAGTCAAATAAAAATAGATTAAGCTTTGATTTTCTTAAAACTAAATTTAAGGTCATATCGTAATTGTCGAATACAAAATTACCTTTGCCAAACAAAAACTCAAGCGAATTTATAATATTTTCTAGCGTGCCAGTTTGATAATTTTTAATGATTTTGGCTTTTATCAAAAAGCGGTAATCGTTGTCATTTAAATAAAAACTACCCCTTAAAGCATCTCTATAGCGGTAAAATTCGCCCACACCAAAGCCTTGTTTGGTTTGAGCCTCCTTAAAAGCAAACCACGTCTTTAAGATGGCTGCCGCCTGTTCTCTAGGATAGCCTACATGCCTGCCAACAAGATCGAGCGCATATCCGCTAGCGGTCTCGATATTTAAAATTTCAGCTAAGCCTATTGCGCCATCAAAACATTTATAAACCTCGCTATTTAAAAGCTCTGCTGTCGCCTTGGCGCGCGGTTTGTTTTTATACTGCCATATTAAATCAACCATCATACGACCAAAATTTCAATATCTTTACTTAATAAAACGGCAATTTCTCGCACGCCGATTGCCTTGCTCTGTGTGCCATCTATACTTAGGCTAAGTATTTCAAATCCTGGTGCCTCGTTAATTAAGCTATAAAGCCTGCTAGCGTATAAATCCTCGCCTATGTTAAAAATTTTATCCGTTAAAATTTGCTTTATCTTGTCCGTATTTATCTGCGTGTAATTTTCTATGCGTTTAAGTTGCATAGAAATTTTAGGATTTATAGTTTTTGGACGGTCAAATTTAGCTTCTCGTTTCATGCCTAAATAGTCGGTTTCTATCGTCGTTTGCCCGGATAGCCCGCAGCCGCCTATCTTTTTACGTAAAATAGCCTGCGCGATCTCGTCATCATCACCGCCTAAAACTATGGCGTTTAAACTATGCGGCGGTAAGCCGTTTTCATCGGTAACGTTCGTGTAGTTTTCTAAGACCTTGCATTGCGTTACGCCATCCAAATTTAGTAAATATGCCTCCAGCCCTTGTCTATCGTCATTGTTGTTTATAGAGTGGCTTAGCATGAAGCGCTTTAATAATTCGCCGTCGGTTTCCTCTAAGCTACCTAATATCCCGCTTTGCGCAGCTACTATCCTATCGACACCTAAAATGATCTCTTGGAGCTTAAATTCATCGCCGCTATTTATACTAAACGCTCCTGCCTGGGCAGATGTTATGCTGACGACAGCCGAGCCCTCGCTACCTAAAACCACCTCATAATCGCTAGACCATGGATTGTTATTTTTGTCAATTAGTATAGTGCCCTTTGGAATTTTTACGTTTGTATTGCCATGTATGGTTACGCCGTTTGCTCTTGAAAATTCCGCTTGCTTACGCAAAAGTCCTGCGTATGCTACTCGCTGATCCAACCACTCGCCTTGAGCCAAATACGGATCAAGCATTTGCACGGCAAAAATCAAACATTGATTTACCTCGTCCAATGCCTCGCTGAACAAGCCTATCATCTGTCCGTCCGGTGTATCGGGAGTTAATGCTATATCATCGCCGTAAATCCGCTTAAACCCGTTTTCTAGGCGCTCTTTTATGGCGTTTATCTCGTCTATCGCTACGCGTGCATTAGTTATTTGCATTTACGCTTACCTCGCTATTTTGCCCGTAAATATCCGTGTAGCTTATCTCTATTTTTGCTACTCGTCCGTCCAAATTTATGCTGAATTTATTCAAGCTAGCTACGCCCTCAACGTTTAAAACCATATTTTTTATATCACTTTCCATTGCCTGTAAATTTGGGTTTTTAGCCAAATAATCAAACCATTTGACGCCATATTCCAAGTCTAAAAACCAATCATTACGTAAGCTTAAAACCGCCGTTTTTACGTTTTGTGCGATAGCTTCGCTGGCGTTTAAGTGTCCTAGCGTCCAATCGTGATTTTTATCTAGCTCTCTAACTTGCATTTTCTATCCTATCGGGGCTGTCGTATTGCCGCCGCTATCGCCCCCATGGATATGACCTTTTAGGCTTATATCCCCGGCTATCATATCCTTGGCTGTTATTGTGCCACTACTTTGAGCGTTGCCCTCGGTTTGTGAAAAGTTGCCTATTAAATTTTGATCGCCCGTTTGTTTGTAGTCGCCCACCTGTTCGATGTTGCCTTTTATAAAAATAGTCCCCTTGGTAAGTTTGATATAAGTATCTTTTTCAAGCGTTCGCATACAAACGCCGTCATTATCGACATCTTTTACGGAGTTCGGGCGGGAGCTAATCCCCGTTAGAAAAAAGCCGTCAGAATAATCGTGTAGCCTGAAATCTAAAGGAACGCCTTTCTTAGAATTTGCAAACCAACCATCTATGCAACGCTCGGCAAACACACAAAGCCCCTCATCACCCGCTTTTATAGGCGTGGTTATTACAAAATCCCCACCCCTGAAAAATTGCACGGGCACATCATCAAGCGGCGGTAAAACTAAAATTTCGCCGTTTTTAGTAAGCTCGTTTATCATTAGCTCGACTTGCACCGTGTTATCGCTAGCGTTAAATTTTAAAACTTTTGCCGGTAGCGCCGTATGGATTTGCGCCTCTAGGTTATATTGCGCTGTATTTAAAACCTGCGTTAAATTCGGTTCGTTCATTTCTTTGCCTTGTCTATTTTTTGATATTTGCCACCAGTCGCTATTATCTCGCTTTCCCACGTATCACCTAAAAAATCGCCGTTATGGGTAAGTTTTTGTATCTTGTAATCGCCATCGTATTCACTCATGATAGATTTTACCCTCACCAGTGAGCCGATATTTAAATTCGGGTTTAAAAGGCATTTTATTTTTA